AAGAGTTGCAGCATCAATTCCTCTTGTTTCTTTAGCAATGTTAACCATCTGTTCTTCAAGAGAATTTATCTGATAGTTTGCTGCTTCTTTTCTAGATTGATCGTCAGACTGTAACAAGATATTTGCTTGCTCATTTAGTTGTTGTTGTAGTCCCACTAACTGGTTTTGATTATTGTTTAACACACCAGCTTGATTAGCTGTTTGCAAAGCAGGAAGTGTTTTCATTATGTCTGCTGAAGACACACCAAGCCCTTGCATACTACCCATGTATGATTTCATAGTTTCAGGATCAAAACGTCCTTCAGAAGCGGCTTGCTGTGCAGCTAACATACCACCCATCATTCCTTTATTTTTTCTTTCTTCTCGACGTCTAGTCAACATACCGCCTATTCCAGCACCTAACCCAGCACCAACACTAGCAATACCACCGCCCATAAGTTGACCAGTAGTCGCTCCTGATTGGGCTAAAATTGAACCTATATTAGTAGCCATTTTATTATCCTTCAGTAAATAAACCCGCATTGCCGAGTAACCCGCCTAGACCAGAGCCAAGACCACCGTAGATACCGCCGTACATATTAGCAAGCGCGGCCCTCTGTCCAACAATGCCAGAAATATCGGCCATTTGCGCTTCTAAATTAAGCTCGCCTTGTTGTCTACGGGCTACGTCTGCCAAAGATGCTACGTTAAGTGCTGGAGAGAACGCTGACAGCATAGCCGCCTGTGGTACGTAAGCACCCTGAAGTGCACCTAAGCCCATCTGTTGCTGACCAGACTCAAGTGCCTGCTGTTGTGCCGTAAGACCAGAGCCTAAAGTAGTAAACTGCGCCCCAAGAGCCGCTTGTTGTTGTTGCTCTGCTTGTGCTTGTTGTATAGCCATCAAGGATGCTTGGTTCTGAGCTTCTGCTTGTGCTTTAGACATTGCAAACTGCTCTGGTGTACCACCAAACATAGAGGTCTGTACACCCATACGACCTTGATTAAACAAACGCTCTTCTAAAGCAAGCCTCTGTCTTTCTTCTTCACCAAGCTGTGTAGCCCTAATGCGGTCATACACTTCTTGTTCTCTGTCAGCCATAGATAGTCCGTAGTTACCAGCTTGGGCTGTAAACTGTTGACCAACGCCCAGTGCCTGTTCTCGCGCACTGCCTAATCCACCATAGCCTGTTGGCGTAGCACCAAATCTAAACAGAGCATTAGCCTCTAGCTCGTCTTGTAAAGCTTGACCAGTAGGGTTCAGAGCAAACTGAGTGCCACTTGCTAACGCATTAGCTCCTCCTGTTGGCCCTGATACAGTAAACGGCTTAAATGAAACATCAGGAGCCACTGCAGAGGGTATAGGCTGAGTATAGAGATCCTCAATGTTACTGGGAACAAAGGCTTCTATAATATCACTTAAAAAACCCATTAGTAACTACTCCTATTTTTATCATAATTCATCATATCGTTTTACCTAATAGTGCTAATACGTTCATTTCTTGTATAGACAAAGCAAAGCCGTTAATGTCTGTCTCAAGGCCCACGTTAATTACAGATCCATACCCTGTTGTGTTTAGTGAGTTCCTGCTTATAGTAATTCCTTCAGCAGAGAAGTCAGAGTCAGTATATTCAGACTGACCGTAAAAACCGGGAGTATCACTGCTTGTCCTAAAAGTACTAGAACTGGTATCTGTTGAAAAATCATAAGACCACTTGAGAAAAATGTCTGAGTTGTTTCCTCCAATCAAAGTAGGTCTAATCTTTTTTAACATCTTAATTTTTGCTGAATCACCAAACGTAAGACCCGGACTAAAGTACCTAAAGCGGTAAGGCTTTCCGTTGTCTCTATAGTTGTCGTACTTACCTAAACCATCTACACACCCTATGTATATGTCTCCGTTCCTATCTCTTTGAAACGACTTAAAGTCTACACTGGGCCAACGAGTAACCCTGTACGCTCCGTTTTCTAGAGTTGCTCTTATGTCAAAGCAGTACACTAAACTAAGATCAGAAAAACACAAAAGATAAAAGTAGTTTTCAGGGCTGTACACAGTACTAACAGGTGTAGCAGTAGCTATTGTATTAGCAATCAACTCTTGCTTTATGTTCCTGCTCAAGTCAGTAATAGGCAAAGACTTTTCTTGTATTGTTCTACCTAATCCTCTTAAACCTGTAGGAGTTAGAAACAAAATATCTGTTCCTATGTCTTGTATACTGTTTCTGTCTACACAACCTACACCAGCAATGGTGTCATGTATAGCCATAGACGCAGGACTGTCTGCTCCACTGTAAACAATTATATTATTCTCACCAAAGACAATAAGAAAGTTATTGTGTGCAGCAAGAGCTACGACTTTATCAAACCCATTAGGCCATGCTTTAGTTACATCTATAGATCCGCTAGAGCCACCAGTAAATGCGTTACCGTTTAACAAGTCAGACCAATAAATAACACTGTCATTAGTAGCATTACCTACAACAAACAACCTACCATAAGCAGCAAGAACTTCATTAGCTTTAAACGTGGCGTTAGTTGCACCACTGTTAGCTACTGTAAATGTCCTCAATCCATTTGCGTTATCATAAACTAACGGATCGTAACCACGCTGAAAAAAATAAGCCTTATCGTTAAAGTTAACAATCTTCCAATCGTTAGCTGTAATTGTGTATGACCCCGGCGTAGCATCTACCAGTGTCGTAGTGCCTGTCATAATTTTATTGTTACCAGTACTAAAGATTACTTCGTTGTTTGCACTGTCATAAAACTCGTGTATTTTATGTAGGTAGTCTGTACCTAGTACCGTTTTGTTTGTAGTTAAAACAGTGTTACCTTTACGTGAAGCTAAACGACCACGCCTGTCAATGATAGCGTTATCAGCAACTTCTGCAAAAGCAGTATCCTGTGCTATAGGAGAATCCTCAGTGTTGATCCCCATAAAAGCAGGAGCAACTAAGTTAATACTCTGTAGTGGCTGGGCCATACGTACTCCTAGGGTGTGTACCAGATGGTTTCGTCAGGGTGCTTTTGTGCATCCATAGCGATTGCATCTGATAGGTATTTGTCAGCTAGAGCAAAGTACTCAGGGGTAGATGTACCGCCTGTCTCGCCACGTTCACGAGCTAACAGAGCTACTGCCATGTGAATAACAGGCTGACTAGGAATAGCAAGAGTGTCTGCATCAACAGACAAAGGAACATTCCTAATTACCATCTTAGTTTTAATAGAGTAAACACCATCAGGTTTAGGGTACACATCAATCTGTGAGTCACCGTTAGCATCAACACTGTTGTAAGTGTAAAAAGAAGGTGTACCAGATGCAGGTGTTCCTATCAGATACTTTTCGTCGATCCAAGACTGAGGACGATACTCCATGATTATATTAGATGTATCGTTAACCATAGTCAGTACTTTACCGTAGTCCTGTGAACCTGTAAGAGAATACGTGTAGTCATCTGCCGCAGTAGTAACTGTAATAGTAGTTCTAAGCTGTGACCAATCCCAAGTATTTTCTATTAGTGTCTTAGCGTCGTTAATATAGTCACCAACCATAGTGCTATAAGTGTTAGCGTACACGGTAGTTACTTGGTCCTCTCGCAAGCGTCTAAGGACATTGTTTACTAAATTTAAGTATGTCATGCTAAATAGTCCTTAAATAAGCCGTCCATTGAGTTAACTTTAGGCTGTCTTGCTGAACGATATTGTTCTAAATAATTTACAATAGGGAACTGCATTGCTGCAAGTAGTGCTGGATCGCCAAACCCCGGCATACCTATATTCTGTGGCTCAAACATATTTGAACCGCCTCTAAAATTAAAGCCGCCACCTCCACCTCCACCGCCACCACCGCCACTACTGGGTGGTAATACAATAGTTGGAGGCACCACAGTCTCTGGTAAAACAATAGTTGGTGGTACAACAGTCTCTGGCGGAGGTAAAACAGTATTTGGATTTACAACAGTTTCTGGCGGTGGTGTAACAACAGAAGGTAAAACAGTATTTGGATTTACAACAGTTTCTGGCGGTGGTGTAACAACAGAAGGTAAAACAGTATTTGGATTTACAACAGTTTCTGGCGGTGGTGTAACAACAGAAGGTAAAACAGTATTTGGATTTACAACAGTTTCTGGCGGTGGTGTAACAACTGGTGGTGTAACAACTGGTGGTGTAACAACAGGAGGTAATACAGTGTTTGGATCTACAACTGTTTCAACAACTGGTGGTGTAACAACAGAAGGTAAAACAGTATTTGGATTTACAACTGTTTCAACAATAGGAGATAACACAGTACTTTGATCTATAGTACTTTGATCTATAGTACTTTGATCTATAGTACTTTGATCTATAGTAGTAGCTGTGGTATCTAGAGTGTTAGTAGTTGTGTTTCCATCAGTACTGACTGTTGCGCTGTTAGCGTCACTATCAACTAATACACCGTCAATAAACCCGCCAATAATAGCATCACTAATTGTTGTGTTAATTCCGGGTAAAATAGTGTTAGCTGATACAACCGTTTCTGTACCACCCAAGTTAATAATAGCCGCACTACCTGAGCCTGAGGTTTCATTTGCTGCTACATTATTCTGAGCATTCGTTATAGGAAGGGCGTCTTGTATATTTCCCTTACCATTATATAAAGAGTTATCTAAATCTAAGTAAGTACTAACTACGTTGTTAGCACCCGTAGAGTACGTATCTGGAATACCAGACAAAACACCTACCATCTGTGAAGTTCCTCTTGGATTATCAGAGAAGTTGTATAGCTCATCAAGAGGGCCATATGCAACCATTTGCTTAAGCTCTTCCATTGTAGTTCCTGAAGCAAGAAACTCTTCTGGAGTAGCGCCATACGTACTCTTAAACTGTTGATTGCCCATTGCATCCAAAACTCCACCGCCAACAGACAATGTTTGGGCTACACCGGGAATGTTTTCTTTTACAAAATCAAAGGCGTCCCCAAGAATTGTATTTTGTTGTGTTTTTATTCCACTTGTAAAGCCCGGCTCAGCGCCAGCATATACGTCAGCAGGACTAATGCCTTTACTTAAGAGTTGTGTGTCCGTATATTGGTTTCCTTGAGAATCAGTAAATACAGCGTTTGGTAAAAATTCTCCACCACCTAGTAGCGTGTTTAATCCCGTAGTGCTTACAGGATCAATAAAAGGAAGTAATCCATCCTGACCTATTAGACCTCCTAAATTAGACGTTCCGGTTTGTGTCAGATTTAGTGCTGCCGCATATAATTCTGTGTCAGAAAGAGGAGGGGTTAATGTAGGGTTAAGTGCGCGAGTAGTCTTTATTTTTTCCATTTGAGCTTCAACAGAAAACTGGCTAGCATCCTCTAAAAAATCAGTTGCCGCCTTGGTTCCAGCACCCATTAAACCACCAACTAAAGCACTTTGTAAATCAAGTTCTCCTTGGGTAATAGCGTTGCTAACTAAATCATTAGTAGCACCTTGTACAAAACCACCAACAACATTAGACGGAACTATATTTGTGCCTATTTTAGTCGCTTGACCAAAGTTTTCTGCAAGCATTCCACCGGGGTTTAGTCCTCCTACTACTGCACCAGATAAAGTTGCTAGTGGGTCTATGCTTCCAGTAGACGCTAATTGACCTGCCGCGCTTGATATACCAGCAGCACCTGCGTT